ACCAAACCTGGGTGTCGAGTTTGGAGACCACGCCGCCGCTGGCCGCGCCGAATTTCAGGCCGTTGGCGGCGGTGACGCCGCCCGACATGTTGGCGACGGTGGCGGTGAGCGTGGTGGCGTCGGCGGCCACGGTCAGGCCATTGGCAGCCGCACCCATGCCGCGCGGTGCTTGAATAGTGACGACGGCGCCGGCGGAAGTCGCGGTGTAATCCGGCACCGAACGCGAGGCGTTGATCGCGCCGGCCACGGCCGCTGCGGTCAGGGTCAGGTCGGTGCTGAACGGCACGGCCACGTCCATGATCTGGACGCCGTCGACGGTGATGCTGTTGACGGAGCCGGCCGAGCCGGACAGGGTCACGGTGCCGGTGGCCAGCACCTCGGCGGTGCGGGCGGCCGAGCTGGCGGTGATGGTGGCCAGCAGGGTGCCGGTCGGGGCGCTGTCGGCCGACGCCGGCTGCGCGCCGCTGTAGATTTGGATCTGGCCATCCTGGAAAGCCGATTTGAGGGAACCGGCGCCGGTGATGTGGTCGCGGGCGGCGGTCGAGAGGCGCAGCGTCATGGTGAATCTCCTTGGGTAGACCCCGTCAGCGGGGCAAAAAAAAAGCCCCGCTGGGATGCGGGGCTGCTTGGGGAAAGCGGGGAATCCGGTACTGAACCCGGTTCAGTGCTGGATCAGGCGTCGAGCGAGAGCAGGTACTGGTGCATGCGGCCGGTGCGCAGCATGGCCGCGCCGACGGTGGCCTTGGGCAGCCGGTAGGTGTCGACGGTCAGGTTCATGAGCGAGCCGTCGGGCAGGCCCAGCACCACGCCCTGGCTGGTGGTGAACATCACGGCGCGCTGGCCGGCCATCTGCTCGTTGCCGAGGATGTCGCCCAGGTCGCCGCTGACGAGGGTGCCGGGGATCGGCGGGCCATCGAGCTTGCGGACCAGCGCGTTGTCGGCGAAACTGGCGCCGCCCAGGAACCAGATCGCCTGTTCGGTGCCGACGAACAGGCCGCCCTCGACCGGCGCCAGCAGCAGGATGCGGCTGCCGTCGATCGCGCGGTAGTCGCGCAGGTCGCAGTGTTCATACGACAGCGCGGTGGTGGCGAAGAGAATCTCGCCGCTGGCGATGTAGATCCGGCCCTTGAACAGCGCGAGGGCCTGGCCGCTTGGGGGCTTGTCGAGCCACTGGGTGGCCAGCGGCAGCGCGCGCGGGCCGCCGGTGTAGATCGCGCGGCCCAGCGTCACGTCGGCTTCCATGGCCTTGAACAGGGTCTCGCCGTCGGCCTCGGTGAGGTACAGCACGGCGCGCACGATGCTCGGGTCGCGCGGCACCTCCCAGCCGAACTCGACGCCGGCGTTGTTCGGCAGGTCGATGCGCCCTGCCAGGCCGGTGCCGGACTCCTGGCCATCCTCGCGCAACAGGGTCATGGCGAACAGGTAGGCGCCGGCCGGCAGGGTGCCGGTGGTGGCGCTGGCGGACACGCCGGTGGCTTTCAGGTCGATACCCCAGCTGCGCACGTAACCGTTCTCGTAGACGGCCGAGACGTTGCCGTTGCTGTGATAGACGCGGTTGCCCACGCCGACGTAGGCCATCGGCAGCTCGTCCAGGCCCAGCGCCACGGCGGCCGGCACCATGTCGCGGTCGAGCCGGTACATGGTGCCGTCCTGCACGAACAGGCAATGCTCGCCGTCGGCCCACAGCGAGTGGGCGCTGCCGGGGATCAGCATGGTCTGGCCGCCCCGGCGCGAGATCCTGCCGGTGTCGTCGATGTCGACGTTGACGGCGTCCGCCAGGTCGACCAGCGGATCGTCCCGGCTCGGCAGCGCTTGCAGGCGCTCGGCGGCCTCGGTGTTGACGACGCCGCGAAAGCCGGTGAGCAGGACGGGTTTCACCGGGTGATCCCTTCGATGACGAGCATCGACACGCCACCCAGCACGACGCCGCGCCAGAACGCGCACACCGGGCAGCGGGTCGAGACCGGCAGGGTCGCGTCCCAGATCAGGTCGAGCGTGCGGTCGACCAGCGCGGCCCAGGCCTTAGCGAGTCGCGCGTACATAAGCGTTCCACAGCAGGATGAGGAAGACGGCCTGCTCCAGCGTGCAGCCGCAGTTTTTCTTGGGTCGTAGTACCGCCTGCATGATTGCCTCCTTGGGTGGGTTAGAACGTGCCGTCGCCCTCGATCTGCTCGCGCGCGATCCAGGTCTCGTCGATGGCCGAGGATTTCTTGCCGAACTCCTGCTCGAACAGCGCCAGGCTATCTGCCGCTTTCTTCGGGTCGTTGGCCTGGCTGTCCTGCTTGGAGTAGGCGCGGAACAGCATCCAGTGGCGCAGCGCGCGGTGCCAGCGCGGCGCGATTTCGGGCTTGTCGTCGAGGTTCTTCATCTCGACCAGCGGCGTCCTGACGATCGTCAGCAGCAGCACCGATTCCGCGCTTGGTGCCGGGTGCAGCAGGATCGAGCCGGTCTGGAAGTCGGTGATGAAGGTGTTCGGCACGCTCGGCGCGGCGTTGCGCCAGTACGGGTTGCACTCGTCCATGTCCTGGACCGTGCGGCGCGCCAGCGGCCGGCCGCTCATGAGCTGGGCGCGGCGCACGAACACGACCGACGGGTCGAGCGCGATCACGCCGGCGTCGAGCGGATCGACCAGCAGCTGGGTCAGCGCACTGGTCGAATCGACCAGCAGGCGCGCACGCCGGCAGGCCTCGCTCTCCGCGTCGTTGGCGAACTCGATGAGTTCCTCGTCCGACCACAGGTACGGCTCGGTGGCATCGTCGGCTTCGTTGCGGAACACGGTGATGAGGTCCTGCAAGGTCATGGCGTCACTCCTTCCAGTCGTCGTAGACGCGCTTGATGGCGTCGAAAATCTCGCCCGGCCCGATGTCGACCTGGCACTGGGCCGCGCCGGTCACGTTGTCGACGTTGCAGTAGGCCGAGCCGTAATGCAGCATGTGACATGGATAGCAGGCGGTGCCGGCGGGGGCCAGCGACTCGGTCATGAACCAGTGCTTGGTCAGGTTCTCGCGCGAGCTGTGCGACAGCATGACGATCTTGGACACGTCTTCCTCGAACGCCACGGCATTCAGGACGCCGGTCTCGGGGCCGATGACGAGGTCGACCTTCTGGGCCAGCGCGAGGGTCTCGCGGATGGTCTGCTTGCCGGACTCGCAGTACACGCGCGGTTCCAGCTCCCAGCCGGCCTCCAGGATGCGGCAGGCCTCGTCGCCGGCCAGGATGATGACCGCTTCCGGCATCTCCAGCAGCACGCGCGCCATGACACTGTCCATATGCGGCGTGAACTTGTGGACGCTCGATCCGGCCAGCGCCCACATGATGGTGAACACGCCGGGGTTCGGCATGCCGATCATCAGGTCCTTGGGCTTCCTGGCCATGGCGATCGCGGTCAGGAAACCGCGCGCCTTGCCGGCTTCCTCGGGCGTGGCGTAGAAGCGCGCCTCCGAGTGGTACGGCAGCTCCGCGAGGAAGCTGGTCCACTCCAGGTAGTTCTTGTTCAGGACCACCTGGCGGACCTTCTGCGGCCACATGTGGTTGGCCCGGCCCGGCATCGCCAAGAGGGTGCCCTCGACCGATTCGGACAGCTGCACGAACTTGTCGAAGCGGCGGCCGAGCGCCTCCCAGAAGTGCGGCAGCTCATGGTTCGGCACGAGGTCCGGGTCGACGATCAGCCAGTCGTCGACGTGCGGATCGTGCCGGATGATCGACTGGCCGGCGGGGGTCGTGTTGACCGTGATGTGGTAGCCCTGGCGTTTCAGCTCGGGCAGGATGTTCGCCATTTGCAGCATGTCGCCGAAGCCGCCGAAGCGCGAGATGCAGCAGGTCTTTTCCGGCCGCGGATTCTTGTAGCTCAGGCGCCATTCGAGGCCGTCGAGCTTTTGGGCGACGATCAGAAAACTGTACTCGGTGCCGGCATCGCGGGTCTGGTTGACGACGATGTCGATGCCGGTCTTGGCGCTGCCGGCGACGTTGGCCAGGTGGCCGATGATGTCGTCGGGTTCAAAATCGTGCTTGTGATCGGGGTTGGCGCCCGGTGTACCGATGCGCGGGTACAGGTCGCGGTGCGGCAGGTACAGCACCAGGTAGCCGTTCGGTTTCAGCACGCGCCACCATTCGGCCAGGGCCTTTTCGGTGTCGACGATGTGTTCCAGCAGGTGCGACGAGAACACGGCGTCACAGGCGCTGTTGTCGAAGTCGGACAGGTCGGCACAGTCCTCGACCTTGATGTCCGGCTTGATCGGGATGCCGAAAAGCTGGGTGTCGGCGCAGCTGTCGACGCCCACGACATGCGGCAGGACCTTGCGCGGCCCGCACCCGAGGTCGAGTACGGTGCCGCGCAGGTACTGCACCATGTCCCAGACCACCTTGCGGGCTTCGTCGCCCATCGGGTCATCCGGGCGCCAGCTCAAGTCGGCTCCTGCATCTGGGCGTCGACCTGGTTGGCGGCGGCTTTCTTGGCCGGCTTGGTTGGCGCTGGGGTCTCGCCCGGTGCGGTCCATGGGCTGCCGTCGGCGCCGAAGTAGACGCCGTCCTGCTGGAAGTGACGGCCCTCGCCGTCGCCGTACACCAGGGCGTACGGCTTGTTACGATCCAGTGCCGCCATCAGTCGCCCCCTTTCAGGCTGGAGTGCTTGCTGACGGCCGGGTCGGTGGCGCAGCATTCGTCCATCGGGTCGCTGTCGGTGCCGGTCAGGCGGCCCATGCTGCGGGTGTCGTCGACGCCGATGCCCTGGCCGCCGAGGTCGGTGCTGTAGCCGGTCATGCCGGTGCTGGTGCCGCGATCGGGCATGGCCTTGCGGTCGCCCATGACGACGCCGGTGCCGTCGGGTTTGTAGTTCGAGTCGGACATGGTGTTCTCCTTGTTGGTTGAATCAGCGTTCGCTGCCACGCGGGCGGCCGGCGAAACCGCCACGCTCGGCGAACACGTCGCCAACGTAGTTCTCGCCGTCGTCGGCGTTCTGCGGCAGCCAGTGCGGGACTTTCTCCGGGTCGGCCAGCTTGGTGAAGCCTTTGGCCAGGTCGCCCTGAGCCGGGCTGTTGCCGTCGCCGGATGCGCCGGTCAGGCTGGCGTTCGACGAGGGCAACGGGCCGCTGGAATTCAGCTCGCTTTTCTCGATGGTCATGTGGGTCTCCAGTGAAAAGAACGACGCCCGCCCCGTCCGAGGATGGGGGCAGGCGTTCAGGCGCTACATCAGCTTGCGGAGTCCCACTTTACGATCCTCGCATTTTTCGCCTGGTTGTGGATCAGGCCGAAGCCCCCCAAGTAGTACCAGGCGATGCCGCGCGAACGACCGTAGTCGCTCGGGATCGCACCGCGCATCTCTTCCGGGATGACGATGCCTTCGGCCACGGTGTCGTTGCCGAAGAAGTACGCCCAGTTGGAAGCGCCCGACGCCCATGCTGCCTTGGCGATGTTGGTCTGCTCCACGAAGCGCACCGATTCGTAACGACCGATTTCGCCGTTGAGGATCATTTGGAAACCGGCGTCCACGTACTGGTGGACGGCTTCCAGGTCGTTCTTCAACTTGCGGAAGGTGGTCGGGTGGGCCAGCGAGATGTAGTCGTCGGCGACATACGGCGGGATGTTCCGCTCCTTCATGATGTCGACGATCGCCTTGACGTGGTCCTTGCCCATCGCCGCGTTGTTGGCGGCGGCTGCGGTGCCGTTGGTCGACAGCGTGACCGAGTTGGTCGAGGTGCCGCCGGTCGGGACCACGCGCAGCGGGGTCAGGTTGAACTGCGCTTCGGCCATGATGTCGAACGCTTTTTTCGCGTCGTTTTTCAGGACCTTGGCGATGATTTCCTTGACCGGGTGCTCGCTCAGGTCATCCAGCTTGGAAGTGTACGGAACACTATTCCCGGCCTCGGTGATCGTCATCGTGCCTTGCGTGATGACGAAGTTCGTGGTCGGCATCGCGGTGCCCTCGGCCAGGGTGGTGCCCTGCGTGGCGACATCGCTGTACACGTTCCAGTGGAATGCCTCGCCGATGCCCTTGCCCTGCACGGCCGCGTCCTTGATGTCAGCGAACTGCCTGAATTTCGTGAGCGGCTGCACGGACATGCGCAGCACCTTCGAGAGGTTCGGCGACCACATGTAACCGCCGAGCGAATTGGTCAACCAGACTTGTCCTGCCATGATGATTCTCCTTGATTGTAAAAGATGGATCGCGCCTAGCCACCGGCACGCGCCGCCTTCATGGCGGCGATGATTGAGGATGCGTCCTCGGGCTGTGGCTCGGTGGGCGCGGTTTTGGTGTTGATCGACGAGACGTTGTCGATCTTCTGCTTTGCTTCCAGCTTCGTTGCTCGGGAGGACGTGGCCGGTACAGGATCTTCGCGGCGGCCCGGTTCCTGTTGCGCAGCGCTCCAGCCGAACTTCTGGGCCATCTGCTTGCTGACGGTGTCCAGCGCGGCGAAGAAGTCGGTGCCTTCTTCGGCCTGCATGCGTTGGATCTTCGTCAGAGCCAGGGCTTCGAGGTCGGGGTCTGCGTACATCTCGGGATAGTCGCGGCGATTCTGGTTCAGTACACTCTCTACGACGAGTTTCTGCTGCACTTGCTGCGCCACGGTGCTGGCGATTTCGTTGACATCGAGGATGGGCGCGGGGGCCGCTTGGGCCTGCTGCCGTCCTGCCAACATCTCGACCAGCTTCGCTTCGGCGTTTTCTTCATCGCCCGAGAACAGGGCCTTGATGAAGTCCTTGCCGGCGGCGAGCGGGTCGTCGCCGGCGGGATTCTGGGTGGGTGCCTGCTGCTGCTGTTGTTCCAGCTGCTGTTGCAGGTACTGTTGGTGCTGCTGTTCACGCAGCAGGCGCTGTGCCTCGGCCTCCTGGGCCTCGCGCAGCAACCGGGTGGCTTCCGCCAGTCGCTTGTCGGCGGTGGCGTTCTTCTGGTACTGGCGCACCAGGTCGTCGACCGGGACCTCGGCTTCCTCGCCGTCGATCTTGACCTTGACCTTGGCCGGCAGCGTGGCGGCGGGTTCCGGCTCCGGGGCCGGGTCGGCCAGCTGGGTCTGGAGCTGGTCCTGCGGCTGCGGCTCGGGGCTTGGCTCGGGTTCGGGTTCTGCTTCCAGCTCCCAGCCGTTGGCCTTGGCCATCTCGGCCTGGTGGCGCGCTTCGAGGGCCTCCAGGGCCGCTTCGCGCGGGGTCTTCTGCGGTGCTTCTGCTGCGGGGGCTGCGGGGGTGGTGCTCACTGCATCGCTTTGCACGTCCGGTTGGATAGCGCTCATTGATTGACTCCTGGGTAAGGCCCGCAGGGTGCGGGCGAAAAAAAACCCGCCGGGTGGCGGGTCGAAGCTGCGGGAGCGTGCGCGTCTAGCGCAGCACCCTCACCTCGGCGTCCGATTCGATCCAGACGCGGGCGCCGCATGAGAGCGGCTTGTCTGGCGAGTACACGACGCGGGACGGCCCGAGGATTTCCACCTCGTGGGCGTAGGTATTCGATTTGTAGGTCTTCACCGTCAGCACCGGCTCCTGTTCCTCGACCGGCTTGCTGATATTCGAGCGGATACGGTGCTGATTAACGTGCACGATCGTTTTCATGCGAGGACGACCTTCCTCTGCTCTTGACCGCAGCGGGCGCAGTAGACCATGGTGGGCGTCACGCGAAAGCCCATGAAGCCACAGCGGCAGCGCAGGTGTTCCTCGTCGTCGCTGCGCCAGGTGACGTAGCGCAGGCGTCCTGCATCGGCGTGGCAGGACGGGCATTCATAGGAGGCGGTGCCGACCGGGGCGACCGCCTGCCAGATGTGGCCGCAATCCTCGCACTTGGCCTCGCCGCAGATAGTCGGTTCCCGCTTTTCCGGGAACGGGATGACGGTGGCCGTCATAGCTGGCCCATCACCAGGCTGCGCCACAGGTGCTTCTGCGAGGCGTAGCGGTCATGGCGCAGGCCTTCGCGGACCACGATCTTCTCGCGCAGCGCGCGCATGGCCACGGCGCCCCAGGCGCGGTTGTCCGGCGGCGGCGGCAGCGTCACGGCTTCCGGCCAGGCCCGCACGTCCTCGATCAGGAACACCTCGTGGGTGCGGGCGTAGCGCACCACCAGCTCGAACGCCTGTGCGCGCCAGGCATCGCCCGCGTTGTCGGCTGCGGCCTCGGCCGCCGCCAGCCGCTCGTCGAACAGCCACCCTTGCGCGGCTGTCATGCGGCGAACATCTCGATGAAGACGGGCGAACCCTCGCCGACCCAGCTGCCCGCCACGTTGAACTCGAAATACTCTCTGGCGTCCTCGTCTTCCATGCCGTGGTGCTCGACCAGGGCTTCGATCACGCGCGCCGTGTCGTAGGCCGCCACGCGCATGTTGATGCGCTCGGCCACGCCGATCACGCAACGGTCGAACACATCACGCGGCTCCAGCAGCATCGCGCCGTCACCGTCCAGCATTTCATCGAGCAGGGAACTGTCCAATTACTCTCCTTCGCGTTGTTCGAGTTCTGCGGCAGCCGCCTCACCGGCCACCACCGCGTCAGCCAGCCACTGGGCGAAGCTGTCGGCACGGCGCACGATCAGTTGCAGCTCGCGCATGCCGTTGACATCGGCCGCATCGCCATTGGCCATGGCCTCCAGTGCATCCTCGCGCTCGTTCTCGGCGCGCTGGAGCAGGTACTGCCCGACCGCGCTTTCGGTGAACGCCTGCACGTCCAGCCCGAACTGCACGGTACGCAGCTGGGCGCGGATCTCCGGGGGGAACCGGGACAAGTCAATCTCGTTGCTCATGCACCATAATCCTGTACGAGTTTGTCGAAGAAATCACGCCCTAATTGCGCGACCACGTCGCTTGGTACGACGAACGAGCCGCCGTCCATGCTGACCGGGTCGACATCGGCCACCGGACCCGGCTCACCCTCGACCGGCGTGTGGAATTGCTCGACCAGTTTCTCGAAGAAGTCGTGGCCCAGCGCCTGCACGACATTGGCCGGGATCAGGTACTCGCCATCGGACACCTGCGCCGGTTGCTGGCCGTCGATCAGGGCCGGCACCGAATCGGAGGTGCCGGTGCCCGGTCCTGCGATCAGGCCGCCGTCGGCGTAGCCTGGGGGCTGGTTCTTCTCGATCTTGCTCAGGAACTCGGGCAGCGAGTTCACGGCCGTGTCGACCTCGTAGCGCTTGTTGATGAGCTTTTGCGCGGCGTTGGCGATGGTGTTGACGGCCTGCCCGGCGCGCCCCATGCGGTGGCCGAGCAAGGCCTTGCCCAGCTTGACGCCGGGGATCAGGCCGACCGCGTCGAGCGCGGCGTCACCGTACTGGCCCTTGTACAGGTCATTGGTCACGTCGGTGGCCGAGGTCACGGTGCCGGTGCCGGGCAGCACGTCGAGGAACAGCTTGGTCTTCGGGTTCTCGTTCGACAGCCGGTCGTAGGTGGTCGAGGCCTGGGCGGCCAGGTTGCTCGCCTGCTGGCCGGCATTGCCCAGCACGCTGGCGCCGCTATTCCACATCTGCTGGAGCGGGTTCGGGATGTTGTTCGGGTCGACCAGGCCGCCGTCGGCGAAGTTGGTGGTCGACAGGCCGCGCATCATGCTGTGCGTCAGGCTGGTCTTCTCCAGGTCGTCGGTGGCGAGGTTCTTCATCATGTCGCCGGTCAGGCTGGAGTTGAGCGCGTTCTTGCCCAGCCCGATGTCGTCGAGGTAGCCGGTGTAGTTGGCCAGGTTGTCGGTCTGGCCGGTGGCGGGGTCGATGAAGTGGCCGCCGCGCCGCAGCAGGTTCATCGCTGCGCGCTGCTGGCCGTAGTAGTCGAGACCCTCCGGGATCGCGCCGACCAGACCGCCGTTGGCGTAGGCCGCCTGGCCGATCAGGCCGGGACCGACCGAGTCCGGCCGGGTGGTCTCAATGCCCTGGCGGGCGCCGGTGCCGGCGGTGGGCGGCATCGGCGGCATCGGCTGGCCGGTGGTCGAGGCGTTCTGGCCCGGCACGAAGCCGATCCCGGTGCGGCGGTTTTTCACCGGCTCGATCCCGAGGCCGGCGGCGGGGCCACCGGGCATCGGGAAGTTCGGGTCGACGCCGGATGGCACCGGCGGCCGGTAGCCGGCGGCCTTCATCAGCTCGTCGGCGATCGGGGCCACGTCCGGCACGGCGGCGATGACCTCGGCGGTCTGCATGGCCGAGAACTGCGCCTCGCTGCCCTTCTTGACCGCGTCCGCGGCTGCGACCTTGTCCTTCTGGGCCAGGCTGGCCACTTCGGCGTCGATCTTGCGGATCTGGGCCGCCAGCAGCTGCGGATCGACCTTCTGGGCCAGCTGCTGCTGGAGCTGCTCGATCTGGCTTTGCAGCTGCTTGACCATCGGGTCGGACCCGTCGAGCTTGAAGAAGCGGGCGCCATTCTTGTAGCCGAGCTTGCCGAACAGCTCCTTGATGACCTCTTCGATGTTCAGGCCGAGCTGGATCAGGGCGCCGTTCTCCAGCATGTTGGACAGCGCGTTCATGCCGTCGACGAACTGGCGCACCTGGTCGGCCGGGTTGACCGCGCCCATGCCGACGTTGACGTTGAGCGTCAGCTCCTGCATCAGCATCTCGTCGGTGAACTGGTCGATGCCGAAACGCTCGAACAGCTTGGCGCTCTTGCCGCACAGCGCGAGCACCTTCTCGTCGGTCTCGTAATACTGCTCCAGCAGCACCAGCTGGCGCAGCACCGGCTCGACCCAGGTCTCGCAGAAGGTGCGCAGCTGGTAGCCGGATACCTGGTTGGCGCCGGCGTCCAGCATCTGCATGCCGCCGACGGTCTCGTTGAGCTTGCGGTTCGACTGGACCGACGAGCCACTGAACGTGCCGGCCACGTCGTCGAAGTCGAGGTTCAGGACTTCCTGCTCTTTATAGGACGAGCCAGTCACGTCGTTGAACTCGACGACCTTCACGTCGTCGATGTCCTGCACCAGGGTCACGGAACCGGGCACGTTCCTCGTCACGCTGCGCAGGTCGACCTGTTTGTTGCGGCGGGCAAAATACCGCTTGTTCATGGCCAGCTTGACGTTGTCGATGCGCTGGTTGGCCACTTCGTTGATTTCGGCCTGCACGTCGCGGGTCAGGCGCGGCACCGACGACGGGTACAGCTTGTGGGCTTCCAGCACGGCGCAGCCGATCGCGTACGGGCGGCGGCCGTGGAAGTAGACCTGGTCGAGCGGCACCGGGTCGGACAGCAGGTGCTCGCAGCCGAGGGTGTAGTAGCAGTAGTCGATCCCGTCGACCTCGACGATGTTCTTGTGGACCCAGACCACGCTGTAGTTGTTGTTGGCCTGCTGCTGGTACTTGCTGTCCGGGCGCGGGGCTTCGCGCTGGAGGCGGATCGTGTCGCCGTAGGTTTTCGTCGCGCCCATGATGGTCGCCTCGGGGAGCGTCTTCCACTTCGGGTCGCCCGTCTTCGGGTCGACGCGGGTCATGCGCGCCTTCACGTCCTTGACGTACATCGGGATCAGCTCGATCAGGTACGGACTGGTGCCGACCGGATCGGTCCAGTCCGCGCCCGGATCGAAGCGCAGGTTCTCGATCGGGATCAGGCGGATCGCCGGGCGGTCGATGCCTTTCGCTTCGTTGTACTCCCAGTATTGGTAGCTGGCGACCACGCCGACGGTCTGGGCGTCCTGGTAGGCGCCGACCAGGGTCAGGAACCATGGGATGCTCTTGGTGAGGCGGTATTGCAGCAGCTCGCCCATGACGGCGGCGGCGGCCTCGCGCTCGGGGCTGTCGGCATCCTCGGCCGTCACCGTGACGACATCGTTGGAGGCGAAGAACGCCTGGGCGGCGGCGGCCTCGTTCTTCCTGATCGTGGTGCGGGTCTTCGGCCGGAAGAGTTTCGAGCGGCCCTTGTTCGATTCGGCCAGGTACTTGCTGTTGGCCGGGTGCTGGCCCTGGAACTGGCGCAAATCTCCCTCGACCTGCGGGCGTACCGAGCTGTCGAACCAGTTGGAGGACGCCGAGTAGGCGTCCCGCGCCAGGGAGACCCAGTCGGTCGGGTTCGGAGTTGGGTTCTGGTCGTCCATGTGTGGGCCTTGGGTTTAGCGGTCGAACACGAAGTCGCCGGCGAAGTTGGTTTTCAGCTGGCTGTACTGGGATTCCTCGAACCGGCCACGCGAGAGGCGGAAGCGTTCGAGGATCTCGCCGCCGGCGCGGATCACGTCCTTCTTGAAGTCCGAGGCCGAGTACATGTTCACGAGTTTCAGGCGGTAGCCCCATTGGCCGGACAGCATCAGGTCGTGGATGTTGGCCACGCCATTCGGGCCGTCGACGTTGATCGCCCACAGGTGGCCCGGATAGTGGGTGTGCAGCGTGTCCGCGATTTCCTTGGCCAGGATCATGTCGCTGGCGCAGGTCTGCATGGCGCTGTCGTCCAGGCCGACGAGAAGTTTGCTCATGGGGATGTCCTAAAGGTCAGTCGTAGAAGTCCGGCTCGGTCTCGCTCTGGATCAGGCGGGACTTCTCGAAGTCGGACAGCCACAGGTATTGCTCGAAGGAGTACAGGGCGCGGATGGATTCCGGCAGCGCCTGGTACTCGCGGTAGACCAGGTTCTCGCGCTCGATCTGCATGGACGGCTCCTAGACCGTGCGCGGCACGATGGCGAACTGCGCGCCGAGGCCGTAGTTCGGTTTCGTGGGGCGCGCCATGAACTTGGCCCAGGCCTGGGCGCCGCCGGTGTAGCCGATGTCGACGCAGGCCGCCAGCGCGGGCTGGTAGTTGGACGGGTAGCCCGACTCGGAGGTCGGGTAGCCGTCGATGTCACCCGGCAGGCACGGCGAGCTGGCGTAGGACAGGCGCTGCGGCGAGCCGCAAGGGTATTGCTCCTGCGCGTCGTCGATGGTCCAGTGGAAGCACTCGCCCAGCGTGGTAAAGAACGGTGAGGTGCTGGTGCTGCGCACGCCCAGTGCGTAGGAGCACGAGTTCATCACACACACCTCGGGGTCGTTCATGCGCCCGATCTGGAACTTGGCTTTCCACATCAGCAGGCGCTTGGCGTCCGCATTGCCGAGCAGTTCGACGCCGTGGCCGATGCCTTGCGTGAAGAAGTCGTCCATCCACGGCGCCATGCCGGTGTTGGCCTGACCATTGATCGGGTAGGACAGCGAGTAGCCGTTGACGATGATGCCCAGCTGGTTGACGTAGGCCGGGTTCGGCGCGTCGATGTAGTTCGTCGTGTACCAGGTGACGTTGTTGTCGTACCAGGTCGTGAAGTGCGGTTTCAGGTAGTGGCCGTCGGGCGTGATCGCCGCGCACTCGGCCACCGTGCGCATGCTCCAGCCCTGTCCGCGCAGCTGGTCGGCGCGGAAGTGCCCCTTGGCGAAGTCGCGGTAGTACGGGTTGTCCTGGTAGGTGTTGAAGGTGGCGCAGAAGTGCAGCCCTTCCAGGTAGAACAGGTCGCCGGTCAGCAGGTACGGCAGGTAGTAAATGTCGGGCTGGTGCGAGCTGTCCGGCACGCCGGTCGTGACGCTGGTCAGCGCCGGCAGTTTCTCGTTCTTGCCGGTGGCCGGGTTGTAGCAGTCGCCCGGATTGCCGACGACCGAGGAATACGGGAAGTTGATGACCGACAGCGGGTAGCCGCGGCCCGGCCCGCTGCTGTCGTCACGGCGGCACATCGGCCAGCTGCCGCCGATGTCGCCGGCCGCCAGCACGATCGCCTTGGCGCGCGGGTCCATCGACAGCACGCAGGCGGCGTGGGTGTCCGGCATGATGCCGATGTCGGCGCGCCCGCCGGTGGTCGGCATGTAGGCGGTGAAGCGGCCGAACTGCATCGGCTCGAACTTGCCGCTGGCCAGCGAGGTGGCGAAGCCGGCCAGCACGGTCTCGGGGATCGTGATGCTCTGGTCGTAGTTCGGCAGCTGCTTGGTGCCGATCAGGTAGGCGGTGTTGTGACGGATGTGCAGGCTCGGTGCGCTGCCGTACCAGTAGGTTTTCTTCCAGCGCGCCGCCGGCGTGTGCACCAGGCCCGCCTTGGTGTAGAAGGTCGAGCCATTGCCAGACAGCGTCACGTCGTACGTGATGTCGGCGGTCGACAGGTAGGCCTTGCAGTGCTCGATGACGTAGTCGATCCGCACCTGGCCGGTCGAGAACCTGCGCACCGAGAACTGGGCCGTGAGGGTCGGGTGCGGGCCGGATGCGCCGACGAACGGTACGTTGAACACGTAGTCCGACGCGCAGGGACCGGCGAACCAGGTATCCGGCGCCACGCCGGTGCAGCTGGCGGTGTAGGTCGCGCCGGCGATGACCAGCGTGGCCGACGGCAGCGAGGCGGGCAAGGCGACGGCCGGCAGGCCTGGCGCGGGTGCTGCGCGGCGGATCGAGACGGTCTGGGTCGTGCCGCCCGCCAGGGCCGGGATGATGGCGCTGATGATGGCGTGGCGCACCGAGCCGTCGCCGTGGGTCGCTTTCACGTCGATCTGGCAGGAGACCGGCGTGTTGTCGGCGAGCGCCAGGCTGATGTTGGCGCCGGCGGCCGGCAGGTGGCCAGCCTTGAACACATGGCCGAGCGTGAACGGCCCGTTGGTGACGTTTGTCGCCGAGGTGTTCTCGACCTTGAAGGTGGTGATTTCGCCGCCGATGGCGATCGGCGTATCGCTGCCCGGCTGGATGCCGTCGACCGCGACCACGCTTGCCGCGTACTGGCGCTGGCCGGTCGCCATAGTGCCGACGGCGGGCGGGTTCGCACCGTTGATGGCGAGCTGGCTGACGCTGCGCTGGGCCTGGCGGGACGTGGCCGTGCTGTCGGTCCTGATGTTCTCGCTGGTGATGGTGCCGGCGAGGACGCTGCGCTGGCCCTGCGAGGTGGCCACGTCGGCGACGTTCTGCGGCTCGACGCCGTCGACCGGCGCCCATGCGGCGACCAGCTGGCCTGGCTGGCCGGTGGCGGCGGCGCTGTCGATGACGATGTGGTCGGCGACACTGGCGATGGCGGCGGTTCTCTGGGCCTGGCGCAGGCTGACGATGAAATCGTTGAAATTGACGACGGGCGGGAACTGGTCGTACAGGGTCGTGTTCACGTCGCTGTACAGCGTACGGCCTCCGAACGCATAGGCAAGGGTCGGCGGCGCGTTGAAGTTCGCGCTGGGATCGGCCATCCCGACCTCTTCCGACCACAGGCGCTCGGAAAATCGCGGGATGGTACGGTCGTCACTCATCGGGTTCCTCGGGGATCGGCAGGGATTGCGGCGGCAGGGACATCGGCGGCAGGTTGTCGAGCCATGCGACGAAGTCGGGCGATGGCAGGAACGGCGCGGGTGGGAACGCGCCGAGCGCCATCACACACCCCGGCCCCGGTGCTTGGCGCCGTGCGGCACCTGGTTCTGCTGGTTGTGGGTGTCGGTGCGCACCATTCCGCGGCCGGTCGCCACGCCCGGCACCTGGCGGGAAGTCTTGGCCACCGGCGGACGCGCCATCGGCGACGGCAGGCGCGGGCCTGGAGCGGGCACGCTCGGCGGTTTCGCGGCCTTGGCCGGCATCGGCGGCGGATTCATCGACGGCACCTGTTCCGGTGCCGCCACAGGCTTGACGAACTTCTTCATGAGGGAGTCTCCGAGGTCTTGACAGGTGGTAACTAACCACGACAAACTGGCGTGATGGATAGCCAAAAAGAAACTGAACGGAGCGAGGTCCTGTTGCCGGCCAAGCTCGACGACGACGTGCTGCGCTACGTGATGGAGTGCTCGCACCTGAACAACCCCGACGGCGCGCGCCTGGTGAAGTCGATCCACCACTTCATGCACGAGGCGCTGCGCACCAAGCCGCGCGAGGTGGAATGGATGTCGATCCGGGCCATGGCCGATTGCATGGACATGGTCCGGCAGGAGCTGGTCGAGGCCGGCGTGATCGACGAGCGGGTGCCGCCGATGTTCGTGTCCGAAGCGTTGCTCACGAAGCTGCGCCAGTTGCGCGCGGCCTTTCACGTCAACATGGTGCGGGCCTATCCCGAGCGGACCCATGCCGACATCGCGGCTGAAATCGACAGGACGTGCTGGGGAACCGCGATCACCGCCGACGACGAGATTCTCGCGCTGCATCGCCAGCTCGCGGCCGAGAAGCTGCGCGCCGACCTGGCCGAGGCGAGGGCCGCGTCGAAGTCCCAGGAGTGCATCGAGCTGCGCGAGCGCATGGCGGCACGGCCGGCGATCCCGAGGACGCCGGAGCAGGCCATCGCGTTCATCGGCAACCAGTTCGAGTGCCGGGAGGATGCCGAGCACCTGGATAACGTCCGCTTCCAGCTGACCGTCCACGATCTGCTGTCGGCGTTCGACTGGTGGTTCGGCGATGCCGAGCCGAGCGACGGCGCAATCTACGAGGCGGTGTCGCGCCGCGCCGATCCGGCAGCGCACGATGCGGCCGTCGCCGAGTCCATGGCCGTGCTGTCCAATTCCGCCGAATTCGACGGAATTAGAATGCCTACAGGCCGGGACCAAACCGCTGTTCCGGTGGCACCCGAATCCGTTGAAACCCGCATGGATACTGGTTCTCGGCCTCTGTCCGAGGGTGGGCCTAATTCCCCCGAATTCGAGGGAATTAGCGAATCCGTGACTGTCACGGAAAAGGGTCCGTGGCAGGTCAATGACTGGGGCCATGGCCGGATCGTGATCCAGTCCAACGACTTCACGCACGACGTGGCGCTGGAAATCAGCGGCGACTTCGGCTCGGTGGAGCGCGAGATTGCGCATGCCGAGGAAATCGCACGCCGCCTGAACGCCTACCCGACCCTGGTCTATACCTGCATCGGCAAGGGCGGCGAGTACGAACTGATCGGCCAAGCCAAGGGCGCGGGCACCATGCGGGACCATGCCGATCTGGTGGTCTACCGCGACGCGCAGGCCGGCCAGCTGTACTGCCGTGCCAGGCCCGACTTCGTCGATCGCATGCAGTTGGTCGGGAGCCAGCGATGAAGGTGCTGTTCTTCGACATCGACGGCGTCGTGAATTCGGATCGCAGCAACCTGGCGCTGGGCGGCTACCCGCACGACTTCTCCGAGGCCGAGATGGCCAAGTTCGACCATGTCGCCCTGGCGCTGATCCGCAGGCTGTGCCGCATCACGGAGGCCGTGATCGTGCTGTCGTCGTCCTGGCGCATCTACCACCGTCCGGGCGTCGTCGCCGAGGCGCTGGACCTGCCGGTGATCGACGAGACACCGGACCACGGCGGCTACGACACGCGGGGCAGCGAGATTGCAGCCTGGCTCGCCGAGCACCCGGAGGTGACGACCTACGCCATCGTCGACGACGTGGCGATCTGCGACGGCCATCCCGAGCTGGCGGCGCGCTTCGTCCAGACCAATCCCGAGGTTGGCGTGAGCCTGAGCGACTACCGCCAGCTGCGCCACCTGCTCAACCCGGAGTGCCACGCATGAACTACGCTGCTCACCTGCCCAATGGCTGGGCCAACATCGCACAACAACTGCAAGAGCGGCTGGCGCCGTTCGTCGCTGCGGGCGGGCGTGTCTTGCAGGTCAAGGAGAAGTTCGGCGGCCTGCGCGTCTACACCGAAGGCGACGATCTGCCCGACCTGGCCGACCTCTACGAGGCCGCCGAGAAGACCTGCGTGGAGTGCGGCGCAGCTGGCACCATGACCGTTCGGAATGGCTGGGTCAGCCCCCGCTGCGAGGCGCACAAATGACCGACTCGGCAACGAAGCCTGCCAAACAGCGCCGGCACCGGACGGGTCGCAACCAGCAGGTCAACGTCAAGGCGACCGCCCAGACCATCGAGCACTTTAACCGGCTGGCCGACGAGTTGGATGTGCCGCAGGCCGAAGTGCTGGAGCGTGCGTTACAGGCGCTCGTCGGACAGGGCACTCCTGCCGTCCAGTCTGTACCGCGCAGCATCGACGCCCACTACGACGCCGACTACGTGCTGACCGACGCCGACCGCGAGCGCGGCGCGGTGAAGGTCGACCCGTACTTCGTCGCCTTGCAGTGGAGGACCGGCGCCAGGGACCCGTCGGGCGTGCTGTTCCACATGCTCAAGACCATCGCCCGCTTCGGCGACAAGAACAGTCGGGAGCGCGAGATTGTCGCCCTGCACAAGAGCCTGCTGCGCCTCGCCGCGCTCGAAAACGTGGAGCTGAACCCATGACCAATCCGACCGCTCGCGCCATCGCCACCGCTGCCATGGGCGGCAGCGCCGCGCTGATTTCGTTTGCCGCACCATCCGTCGCCATCATGGCCGTCATCGGCCTTGTGCTTGGCGTCTATTTCATCTGGGAGGGAGCATGACCGACACCAACGACACCAACGACACCATCCAGTTCGACCCCGAGAAGGTCGCCGCCCTGCAACCGTGGAAGGCATCCGACTACCTGAACACCGACGAGGACATCGCCGGCTACCTGACCGAGATGCTGGACCCCGAGGACATGCCGGCCGATAAGTACCTGGAGGCGCTGCGCAGCGCCGTCGGCGACGTGATCGAGGCGCTGGGGAAGCGCAAGGCATGAAGCCCGACGAACGCCTCCTCAAGGAGGGCGATGTCGTCCAGCTCTCGCCGGATGTGGGCAATCCCATGTTCGCCTGCTGCATGATGACCGTCACCGAACCCAAGGCCTGGGGAGCGCAGGGCTACGTCCAGATGACCGGCGAGGACGGCAAGCCCGGCGGGCAAGCGTACTACCGTGCCCAGTGGGCCGAGATGGAGTACGTCGGCCAATGCGCGTGGATACGTGGCCGTGGCGACGAGGACGAGGCCGGGCAGTGACGCTGTACGATCACCTGCCGCGCCGCACCTGCACGGCCGCCGAGCCGATGCCGCACGAGGACAGGAACCATTACTTCTGGACCCATCCCGATGCCAAGGAGGTCGAGCCGTTCTTCAACCTGGTCATCTACTGGTGCCCGAACTGCGCTCTCAACTTCCATGCACCCAAGCGATCACACTAAGGAGACCTATGCAGCGCGCTGAGACCTTTGCCCCGTTCCTTGAGTTCCTGGCCGACATGGCCCCGGAGACCGACGCCGAAGTCGTCGACCTGATGGACCGCATCGCCGACACACTCGGTGACATGTTCGGCTTCCAGAGTGACCGCCACGAGTCGATGGCGCGCTTCGTCCAACGGATGCAGGCTGCTGCCGATGCGGCGGCGCTGACCCAGACCATGTCGAGGAATTGAACGTGAACACCTGGAACTACCGCGTCGTGCGCACCACGCACATCGTCAGTGGCGTCAGGTACGAGTCGTACGCCATCCATGAGGCCCACTACGACACGCCCATCGAGGCGCCGCACAGCGTCACCGAGCGGCCCATGACGACCAGCTTCGACAGCGTGGACGATCTGCGCACTGGCCTGACGAAGATGCTGGCCAGCCTGGACAAGCCGGTGCTGAACTACGAGGACTTCTGACATGGCCACCTTGACCGCCGACCAGATCGACGATCTGGTGGACCGCTGGCATGCCGGCGAGGGTGAAGGACAGTCGCTGCGCAAGTTCCTCGGCATGAACCGGCACGAGTACGCTGCCTGGGTCTTGAGAGGCACCCTGCCCGGCTCGATGATCCTCAGTCGCAACGCTCGGGAGGGCTACTTCATGGGCCGGGCCTGGGGCAAGGCGGTCAGGCGCTACGCACCGTTCGTCCCGTTCCCGCAGGCCGCGTTCGCTCGGGCGTTCCGCCGTGGCCAGCTGGTGCGCCGATCCGGCGTGCCCATCGAGGTGGCGCACCTGGCCGACCAGCAGGGGGCGTCATGAGTAGCCGGCGACAGAGAGAGGGCTGGTACGTCGGCGCCTGTCAGGGCCGGCATGTCCGTCGCCGTACCCTGCTGCCGGCGCTGATGGTCGGTGACGTGGAGCTGTTCCCTGCCTCGGTGCCGATGGTGGACAACGGGATCGCCTGGCTGACCTTGCAGCAGCGCGGCATCACCCTGTTCCCGATCCCGAGACGCTTCCGCTACCGGACCAAGGCCATGGAGTGCGAGGTGCGGATCGAGCTGGCCGGGCCGGACGTAGAAACGCCCTCGGCACCGTCAGGCACCGAGGGCGCTGCTTCCCTCCCACAGTCAGCAGGGCCAGTGTAGCCGCATCACGCGGGGCCATCAAGGTAGCGGTACAGCGTCATCCTGCTGATGCCCATCTCCCTGGCCAGCGCCGCCTTGGAGATGGCCGGATCGGCAGCGCGGGTACGCAGCCACGTCACCTCGTCGTCGCTCAGGGTCGGCTTCCTGCCCTTGTACTTGCCCTTGGCCTTGGCGATGGCGATCCCCTCGCGCTGGCGCTCACGGATCATGGCCCGCTCGAACTGGGCGACGGCGCCGAGCAGCGTCAGCAGCAGCTCGTTCATCGGGTTGGCCTCGCCCGAGAAGGTGAGGTTCTCCTTCACGAAGCTGACGGTGACGCCATCCTTGGTGAGGCGCTCGACCATCTGCAACAGGTCGACCACGTTGCGGGCCAGCCGATCCATGGAGTGGACGACGAGCGTGTCGCCGTCCCTGATGTAGTCGAGCATGACCTGGAGCTGTGGCCGCTTGGTGTCCTTGCCACTGCACTTGTCGGTGAAGACCTTGTCCAGCTCGATGCCGTCCAGCTGCCGCTCCGTGTTCTGATCCTGGCTCGACACCCTGATGTAACCGATCCGCTTACCCTTCGTCATGACGCTCTCCCGGTGATGTGTACCGTTTGAGCCTAGACCATAGATCAACAATGTCAAGGATGGCGCGACACCACCCTACTGTTACTGAGCCGTCCTCTGCTACGGCTGTGTCACATACGTGTAGACCCTACTGTGCTGCTGCCCGGCGCAGCTCGGCTCGGGCACGCCACAACTGCCTGGCGACGGTGCGGCGGCCCAGCTTGAGGTGCTTGGCCGTGACCATCAGCTCGATGGCATGGTCGCCCAGGCGCATGCGGTAGAACGTCAGGCCACCTGGCTCGTGGTGCTTCGTGGTGGTGATGCGCATGGCTCAGACTCCGTCGGCATAGGTCTCGGGTTCGAGCATGCGCTCGTCGATGATGATCGGCGGCACCGGCGACATGTCGTACAGTCGAGAGACGGCGTCGATCAGATCCTTCTTGGCCGAGAACGGGTAGGTCAGGTATTCTTCGAGGAAACCTTTGTTGAGGCTGTAGACGTTGCCCTCATGGTCCCTGCGCATGGTCGGCTTGAAGATGCGGAAGCTCTGGCCCTGCTCCCTGATGCGCTTCTGGTTGGCGGTCTCGCCCTGAGTGACGGCGGCCAAGTAGAAGCGGCGCGAGATGAAGTCCGGCTGCAAGCGTTGGACCCTGTCATCCTTGGCCTGGGCGCCGTCGCTCGTCCAGTTCAGCTCGATGATCTCGAACGCTTCCTTGTCGCGTTGCATCTGCTCTTCGAAATACTCCAGGTCGCTCTGCATACCGTATCGTTCGTAGCCGACGTAGACGGCCTGCACGCCTGGCTGGGCCATCCAGTGGCGCCGCAGACCCTTCATGGCCTCCCAGCGTTCCCGCAGGCCCATCTTGTGGCGATAGCCATCCAAGAGGTATTTGTTGCCGCCGCTGTCGATCCCGACCACAGCCATGGCCGTGTTGTCGCTGCCCTTCTTCTTCGAGTGGGCTGGGTCGCACATGATGTAGATGTTCAGGGTCGCCGGCCTGATGTCCAGGAACGAGAGCCATTCCTTCTTGAACATCGCCTCATTCCCTGCGGCAGGATTCATGAGCTGCTGGCAAGCAATGGTGGCCGGGCCTTGGGCCAGCTTCTTGTCGGCCCATGCCTGGGCGCTCAGGAACACCGGCGTGCCATCGGGCGTGCCGTCATGCGTGGCCGGGTACAGTCGCACCTTGAGGATGCGGCGGTCGATGATTTCCTGATATGTGTCCATGTAGGAATAACGTGTGCCCACATGCCATGCCCTGATGCGGCCGTCCTCGCCGCGCGCGCCCAGGTTGTCGCTCAGCTCCCAGGCGCTGGTCGTCTTGTTGACCTGCTCCGGGGTGCTGACAGACTCGCGCGTGACCACGTCGTCGTAGACGCGCAGAAGGAAGTGAGCGCCAGTCGGTTGCCCATCGACAAGGCCGTGGCTTTCGACAGTCGCCTCTTTGGGGTTGCTCTTGCGCTTGACGACGATGCCCTTCTCTTCCGACCATTTTGGCGACTGGGCGCGCGGATCGGGGTAGAGAACATCCGGGTAGACCGCTTGCAGCTCCCGATTCGCTTCCAATTCCTGCTTGATCTGTAGCATGAACTTTCTAGCGACCGGCTTGGTATGAGAAAAGATGCCGATGGTGATTTCAGGATTGACCAGAATCTCTTGGATGATGCCGGCAAAGGTAATTATTGTCGATTTGTAATGTTCCCTTGCCCAAAGATCAAGAACACCATCCGGCTCGGCCTCCACCTCACGGCATCGTGCGTAGAGCCATGGATGGATCGCATCGAGCCGGTGCAGCAGCCTGGTGAGCAGGTAGAACCTGTCGGCGCGGCCCAGCCATGCCTTGCCCTCGATGCCATAGCGCGTCTCGACCAGCTCCCAGAGGTCGGCGACGGTGTCGAATGGCGCGGCCTGGAGCGTGGCCTTGAACTCGTCAGGCAGGGTCAGCGGCATTGGCCGGCGCTCCTACGGGCTGCTGGAGGCGCTTCTGGAATGCGGCGCGCAGCTCGGCGAATCCATCGCTGACCTCGACCGTCACGTTGGTGGCGCCCTCGGCGTCGTCGTCCAGCGCCCTGATCTTGCGGATCGTCTCCACCGCGATTTTGTTGGCCTCGACGATCAGCTTGACCTCTTTGGGCTGGTCGACCGCATCCACCATGGCCAGCAGTTTCTGCATGCTCTTGCGGGCGACGGCCAGTCCGGTGTTCATGTCGGCCACGTCCTGGGTGGCCTCGTCCAATTGGATTTGACGAACTGACGGATCATTCGTCAGATCGTTCGTCAGTCCTTCGTCAGTCAGTGGCATGCCGGCCATGGCTTCACGCACCAGCTCGCGCTTGGTGGCGCTGCTGCCCTTGATCCAGCCGTTGGTCTTGGCGTACCGGCGCAGGGTCGCTTCGGGGATGTTGTGCTTGGTGGCCAGCGCGTTGATCGAGTAGCCACCTGCCGCATAGTCCAGCTCGGCGGCGGCGAAATCGTACTGTGTCGTCATGGGGTGCTCCTGCGTGTCGTACCTGGGGCACGCACGATTGAATGGGATGTACTTATATAGCATGATGCTATATAGTGAGAGTGTGGACCGGGGTGTCTGCACGGTCCCGCTTTTCACTCAACCATCACTGGAGGGCATCATGAAGACAGCGCCGCAGGACTACCTGCACATCGCTGTATGGGGCCGGCACCTTGGCTCGTACAGCTACTACATTCAGGACCAGCAGTACCTGGCCAGCGAGGCCGGGGCACCGATCAATGCGATCTATGAACGCTCGGCACCGGGCGGCGAACGCTCGGGCACCTGGGTCACGATTGACGAGTGCAAGCCGGACACCCAGGCCCAGATCAACGAAGGCGTCGAAGTCCTCAAGCGCGCTCTGGAAGCGCAGGGCAAGCGAGGTGCGACATGCGCCTAGAACACGACACCATCGTCGCCAAGACCCTGCACGGCTACTGGCAGGCCGAGAGCCGGCACCATATCGGCGGCACCCGCGTGCTGGTCATCACCACCAGCCGCGACACCGACCGCGCCGGGCGCGTGACAGGCATCAGCAGCTATGCGAAGGGCTGTGTGGTCGAGGGCGCGTTCCTGAACCATCGGGCACCCATCGGGCCGGCCTGGGGCGATTTCCGCCGCACGGTGGCCATCGAGAAGGGCAAGCGTGCGACCGAGAAGTCCGTGCGCGAGATGCACGAGAAGGCGCTGGCCAACCTTGACGCGCTCATGGCCGACGTGCGCCAGCACTACGAAGGCCATCCCGATCCTCAACCTGCCTGACCTACTCAAGGAGTATCGACATGAAGATCATCAACGACCTCAACGAGGTGCGCGCCGATCTGGCGCCCCTCTACGCCCACTACAAGGGCCAGATCAACCCGCAGCCGGCCTACCTCTGGATCGACTTGGAGAAAAAGACGGTGGAAGCGGACTACTCGGGCGAAGTCGGGCAAGGCGGCGTGCCGGAGCGCGTCTGGCATGGCCTGGTGCGGCGCGTGGACATCACGCCCTACATCAAGGGCAGCGCACTGGCCGATCTGCTGGAATCGAAGGAGCTGGCAGGCTACGTGCAGCGCATGATCGACGGGTTCGAGTCGGTCTGGGACAACAGCAACTGGGTCGCCAAGCTGACGCCCGATGCGGAGCGGGCCGAGCGCGAGCTGGAGCTGCACCTGATCCACGCCATCGACCTGACCAGCGACACCACGACGGTCTACACCGCCTACGAGTGGTTCGAGAACGCCATGGTCACGGACGAGGACAAGGCGACGATCACCATCCCGGACGTGGGCACCATCACCGCCGACAGTACGGATGCGGAGCTGGAAGCGATGGCCAAGAAGATTCGCAAGGACGCCGAGGACGAGGGCATCTACATCGAGCCGCGCATCACCGATACCCTTGAGGAACTTCGCGCCGACTGCGCCCGGATGCGCGACGAGCTGAACGCCGAATGATCCAGTGTCAGCGTCTCAACCGCATAACACAGGAGTGCGGTTGGGGCGCTGACGCGGGGCCATTCCCGTCAACCAAGGAGAACACCGTGAGCACGACCACCGACACCGCAACCCACGAATACGCTTTCGATTGCACCCTTGTCTGCGCGATCCGGGTGCGCGCCGAATCGCCCGAAGCTGCCGCCGCGATGGTGCGGGCCGAAATCGACGGGGCCGAGGCAAACCTGGGCCAGTGGCCGAATGGCGATCCGATCCTGTGCGAGGTCAGCGTCGAGGGCGACCTCGACCTGTTCGAGGTCGACGGCAACGACCAAGACGGCCCGTACTGACCAGGCCAGTCTGAGCGTCTCTAGCTGGGGCGCTCAGGCGGGAATGGTCCCGATAACAGGAGGAAGCGATGAGCACCAACGAAGTGAAACGCGGACTGTACGCACTGCACTCGGACGAGCTTGCCACCGTGCTGGCCGCGCTGCGCTATTACCAGCAACAGGGCATGGGCGACCCGTTCAACCGCTCCGAGGACATCCACGACATCGCCACCAATGGCGGCGAGGTGTTCTCGTCGCTGGACGACGAAGGGATCGACAAGCTGTGCGAGAGCATCAACCACGCCGGCCTGTCGGCTGGCGAGGCGCTCAACATCCTGGGCGACGACCCGCCCGACGCCTATGGCCTGGCCGCGCTGGCGCGCTCCAAGGACGGCGAGCTGGAGGTGCACGAGCCGACCATCGTCTCTCACTCGGATGATGGCGGCGCTTACGTGGTGGCCTGGATGTGGGTGTCGGACAGCGAGGCCGGCGTGGTCCCTGATGAAGACGAAGCGAAGTTCCGCAACCACTACCGCCACTGCGGACAGGAATGGACCGACGACTGGAGCTGCCAGTGCAACGACCGCTGCCCGGTCTGCCGCAAGGAAATCGAGCCGTACCAGTCCGACGACCTGACCGAGGTGGCCAGCGCCTGACAGCACCAGTGCCAGCACCTGCCATGCGGGTGTTGGCGCGGGGATTGTCCCGGCCACACCATAAGGAGAACGAGTGAAACCGAAGCGCACCTACCTGGCCCGATTCGACGGGCATGTATTCGGCTACGAGACCACGCGCGAGCTGTCCCATGCCGTGATCGGGCGCGGCAACTACGAAGCCATGCTCGATGAGGCAGGCAAGGAGGCCGCACGCATCGTGAACGAGCTGCGCCCGCGCATGCTGGCCAATCTCAAGGTCGAGCCACGCCAACGCGACTGGCGCGGCGACCCGATGGCGGACTGGCAGTTCTTCGCCACCCTGACGCCGCAGCAGCATTTCCAGTACGCGCTGGATGTGGCGAAGTCGCGGGTGTACGGCATGCTGCACGTCGGGCATTTCCAGCCGCATGTCGTGAGCTGGCACAAGCACGAGAACGCGGCACGGACCCACATACGCAACTGGAACATCAACAGCCCGAACTACGTGGGCGGGCAACTCGTGGTCGTGCCCGTCACCCGGATCGACTAGGCCAGTGTCAGCGCCTCACGCGGGCGCTCACGCGGGAATTGTCCCGGCAACCGAAGGAGAGAGCGATGGATGTGCGACAAACCGCGATCACGGCGGCGTTCGTGATGCACGGCCTGCACAAGGCCGATCTGGACAAGGTGTTCAAGGCGTACGGTGGGGGCATGATCGAGCTGGTCGATGCAGCCATGCAGTGGGTGCCGCACATCGACGCACTGCGCGCCGCTGCCGAGACCGTGATCGACGACTACCCCGGCGTGTTCGAGTACGAGGTCAGCGAGCCGTTCGGCGACTGGCTCGGCGACAGCATCATCGACGGCGACGGCCTGCCCGAGGACGGCCACACCATGACGATCCTGATCGACCTGGTCGAGAGCTTCTTCCGCGTGCGCGATGACAAAGACCTGAGCCGGCGCCTGCGCTTTGCGCTCGATGCCGCTGCGGACAAGATCATGGCCCCGCAGGCCGCGAACGATGGCCAGTAGACCATGAGCCGCCGTGACGAACCTCGTCATCCTGTGACGAAGCCTGACGAAGCGTTCGTCACCGGCCAGCAGCCGGTGGCGACCGATCCCCTGTTCCAGCGCATCCTGGCCTATGCCAAGAGCCGCTGGTGCTGGGACGATGAAAGCATGCTGGCCGAGCTGTACGAGCGCGAGGCTGGCGACAATACGGTGGAAGCGACAGTCGACGGCTGGGCGCGCCACTACGATCTGATCGACCCACGCGACGTGGGTGTGTAACAAGGAGGAAATGATGAACTACGAAATCATCGCCGTCGGCTTCTATGGCGGCACCGACGAGACCGACGACCGCATCCTGTGGGTGTCGGCACCGGACGAAATCACGCTGTACAACGCTGTCGAGGGCATGCCGCACAAGGGCGTCAGCGACCTGCCCGACGACGCCGACGGCATCGACTACGTCCTGCCCGAGGATACCGACGCGCTGCGCGCCAGGCTCCAGGCGTTCGCACGCGACGTGCCGGCCGGGGAGGTTGTCGAGTGAGTGGTCGTCCGTCCGCACCAGTCGTCAAGGCCGTCGCCATGCTGCGCAAGAGCGGCGGCACCATGACGGCATATGCCGCCGCGAAAGCGGTCGGCATCGCACTATCCACGATCTACCGCTCGCCGCTGTACAAGGCCTACCGGGCCGAGCTGGAGGACAAGAGCAAACCGTAGTGCCAGGCAGGCCTCGGCCTGCCATCCCTCAACCACGAAAGGAGAAAGCCATGAGTACCGAATCGAACGAACCCATCGGCCCGAGCGCCGACGAACGCATGCTTGCCATGCAGGCCGAGCAGGTCCGCAACGCACCGGGAGGCTCCATTTTCAGCACCCTGTGGCGCAACAAGTTCATCGCCACCGATGCGACCAACATCGAGGAATTCCGCACCTGCCTGGCCCACGCCGTGGCCACGCTCGACCGCTGGATTCTGGCCGGCGTGACGCTTGACCCAACCAGCGGCATCGAGGACGACTACGCGGTGTTCCAGACCGATTCCAAGGAAGTCGCGCTGGCCGAAGGCTTCCAGCTTGACCAACGCGACGACGACGATCCCGACTGGATCAGGGACGACTGTCCGCTGGACGTGGGCGGTGACTTTACCTACGTCCTACGGGCCGACGAGATACCGGCATCCCCGGAGGCGCTGGTCGAGGCGGTCGCGGCCTGGGAGAAGGAGCTGCACGATGACGACCCGGACTACGAAATGTTCGACGCCAAGCGACTGAATAAGCTGTCCGGCCTGACCGTGCTCGACGTGTGTTTCGACCAGCACCTGTTGCGCGGCAAGAGCCGCATCAAGCGGATCGGCGACGGCGAGCACGACATGACCTATGCCGACATCATGTTCCGCCTGCATCGCTCGGTGGCCAAGAACAAGCTCGGCGACCACGTCTACTTCGAGGGCTGGGAGTACAAGGGCATGGACGAGGACGGCGTGCCGCAGTTCGTACCGTACATGGGGAGCTGAGCCATGAAAATGACGCTGACGACCGACAAGGACGGCAACGTGACGCTGGCCTATGACGACATCCTGAGCCTGGAGGGTGGCAGGATCGTGCGCAAGTTCACGGTAGGGCTGGAGGGCGGCATCGTGCAGGAACGAGCCGGCAACCACTGGCGCCCGGCCTGCAAGCTGCTGGAGACCGAGGGCGAGACCCTGGCCGTCTCCAGCCGGCGCGCGCTGCCTGGCGCGATCCGCTACCAGTACCACGCGATGCGGCGCATCGAGCGGCGCGAGCTGGATCGCTTGCAGGGAGACGCCGCGCTGCGCGAGGTGCTCCGGGAGCGGAGGAACGCATCATGAGCGAAAACATCCTGCTGCACCCCGAGGATGCCTGGATCGACCGATCCGGCGAGGGCATCAACGAGGGCATGGCGATCCTGCGCGACGAGGAAGGGACCGAGATGGGCCGGTTTCTCGCCGGCTGGACCGACAACGAAATCATGATGGCCCTGCACCTTGCCAACAAGTTCTACGCCAAGGGCATCGAGGTAGGCAAGGACCGCAAGGCCGCCGAGATTCGGACCTGCCTGGGCCTGGTGAGCTTCGTGAACATATCCTGAATACCACCTGCCCCACCACAGCCGCCTGCGGGCGGCTTTTTTTACGTCCTGAGCCGGCCCACGCAGGGCATGTCCCACTCGGCCCGCAGGCCGGCGCCGGCATCGGCCACGATCCGCGCGACATAGCGCGCGCCCTCGCTGAGTTCCAGCGAGTACGGCAGCGTGGCGCGGTAGACGCCGTTCGAGTCCGGCACATAGTCGAGCAGGATCGGCCAGGCCGCGCCGCCCACCTCTGCGCCGGCCGCATTGAGCAGCGTCATGGTGACATTCGCATCGCTGACGTAGTCGCCGGTCAGGTCGTTGCGCAGGCCGGTCACGTCCACGATGCTGTTGTTGCCGAGATATAGGATATGGATGGTGCTCATAGGTCGGGCCTCAAGTCAACGCGCCCGGTCAATACGGGTCGCACGCGGATCGCCGCATCGAGCACGATCCTTGGCTGTACGGTGCCGGCCAGGCCGACGTGCACGCGCTTGTCGCCGAGCGACAGCGTGCCCTGCTGCGGCTGGTACTGCTCCAGCACCGCTGCCGCGTGCTGCGCATCCTGGGCCGTGGTGACGATGGCATCGGTGGACACGACGAGGACGTTGCCGTCGCCGATGTGCTGGGCCTGCCCTGCTTCGACCTGCGAGTCCGCCGCCACGCCGGCCTGCACGCTGCTGGCCTGGCCCTGCCGGGTCGCCACTGGGGCATCCGACGACAGGCCGAGCGTGCCGCTGGCGTGCTGCGCCTGCCCGCCCTCGACCGTATTGATGGCTTCGGCGCGCATCTGGCTGCGCACGCGCTGGCGCTGGTCGGTGGTGGCGCTGGTGTCGACGCCGACCGAGGCTTCGGCTGCGGCCCCCTGCCCTTGCGTGGTCGCGCCCTGCACGATGCTCTCGACACCCGCCTGGGCATCGAGCTGCTGGGCCTGACTGGTGGCGGCATCGAGCACATAGGCGCTGGCCAGCAGGCCGGCGGCATGCTGGGCGCTGGACGTGGTGACGCTGCTGCCGATGTCACCCGCGAGCTGGCCGGTGGCATGCTGGGCCTGCTGCACGGCCACGCCGGCGTCGAGCGAGACCTCGGCCACGCCGGACACGCCCTGCACCTGGCTGCTGGTGCTGCTGGCCGCGCTGGACACCCCCGCCTGTGCGGCGGCGCTCTGCGCCTGCGAGGTGCCGGACGCGCCGGGCTGGAACACATCGGCGGCGGCGCTGCTGGCCTGCGCCTGGCTGGTGCTGACCTGCGCGACGAGCCGGCTGCTGGCGCTGGCTTGCGCGCGCTGGCCTTGCGCGGTGGTGATCGCCGCGCTGACGCCGGTCGAGCCGCTTGCTGCGCTGCTCTGGGCCTGACTGGTCGAGACCGAGCTGGTGACGAAGTCGTAGCTGAGTTCGACCGAGGCGCTGCTGGTCTGGCCCTGCCGGGTGGTGCTGGCGATGCCCTGCGCATTGCGCAGCGCGATGGCCGACAGCAGGCGGATGCCGCCGTCGCCGGTGACGGTGGTGTTCTGGGTGGCGGCGCTGTTGTTCGCGCGCCAGTAGGCGTACACCGAGGTGAAGAACTGGTCGGTCAGGGTCCAGCCGGGCGCGCTTTCGGTGGTGCTGCCGTTGCTGGCCGAGTCCAGCAACACCGAAGCGCCGGGCTGCACCGTCATTGCCGGCAGCGACAGGCTGCCCGCGCCGTTGTTGGTCGAGGCCGCCGAGGCCGTCGAACCGAACTCGGCCGCCGGGCCGCCGCTGTTCAGGACCGTCACGGTGCTGAACATCGTCGGATGGCTGGCATCGTACGGGTTGGGCGGCGGCGAGACCGGCGCCACCGTCAGCACGTTGCTGGCGTTGCCGAGCGCGTTGACGCAATAGAACTGGTACTGCCACTTGACCGGGAACTGCGGATAGCCGATGACGACCTGGTCGCGTACCGGCGTCAGGCCCACATAGCTGTTGCCCGCCGTGTCCGACACCGACAGGGTCCAGGCGCGCGAGGTGCTGGTGTCGGGGCTGCCGTCGACCGGGTTGGTGTAGCCGGTGAGCCATACGCTGACGACGACGTGGTTGCCGGCGGCCAGATTGAACGGCGGGAACGAGTCGCTGCCGTCGCGGCTGTCGATGTGCGCGCTGCTGACGAGCTGCCACGGCGTGAACGCCGATGCCTGCGCGCTGCTGGTCTGGCCCTGGCTGGTCGTGGCCGTGGTGGTCGAGCGCACGCCGGCCGCAAGGCTGGCGGCCTGCGCCTGGCCGGTGGTGACGCCGGCGCTGATACTCGTGCCGCCGCTTGCCTGCGCGCTCTGGCCCTGGCGGGTGGTGACGGACGTGTCGCCGGCCGTGAGCACGGTGCCGCTGCCGTTCACCGTCTGGCCCTGCGAGGTGGCGGCGAGCACGTCGACGCCGACGGCGGCGCTGCTGCTGGCTGTCTGCCCCTGCCTGGTGGTGCCGGTGCTGTCGCTGGTGATCGGCCCGCTGCCGCGCGGTCCAATCGGCTCGGCCAGGTAGACCACGTCGAGCGTAGTGTTCAGGGCCGTGCTGGACGACGGGTCGAGGTCGTTGAAAATCTGGCCGAGGTAGATCACGTCCAGCCCCAGCGGGTCGGGCGGCGCGACGGCGCCGCTGACGCTCGCGCTGGCCGATGCACTCTGCGCCTGGCGGGTGGTCAGGGTTCCTGCTTCCGGCGGGACATCGAACGCGCGCACCTCGTTGACGGTCCAGCCGATCTGCGTGGAGCGGGTATCGGCGGTCGTCCAGTTGACGCCGTCGTCCGACCACTGGAACTGGAAGTCCTGCGGCGTCTCGTTGACGTTCCAGCACTTGAGCGCGTACTGGACGACGCTCTTGTTGCTGCCGAAGTCGTAGCCCAGCCACTGCGGCACCGGGAAGCTCGACTGGTTGACGTACCAGCTCGTGCTGTCGAGACCGTCGAACGCCTTGCTGGCCTCGAAGTTGGTCGACTGGTTCGAGTAGATCGGCACGCCGCCGGTGGCCGCCTGCGCGCCGCCTGCTTCGGTGCGCATAATCAGCTCGGTCAGGTCGAGGTGCGGGTAGCCAGTGACCGCCGTGATGTACAGGCGCCAGAAGCGGTGGCCGAAGCTGGCCGGCGGGACCGTCCACTGGCGCGTCTCGCTCGCGCTCCAGCCGGTCTCGCTGAACCGGGTGTCGGCGCTGATCCAGTTGACGTTGTCGTCGCTGTACTGGAGCGAGAAGGTTTTCGGCGTGTAGTTGGTATAGCCGACGGTGGCGATCGACTGGATGCCCCACTGCGCAACGTCTTTCGCGCCGCCTGCGCCGAAGTCGATTTTCAGCCAGTGCGGCATCGCGGTGGCGGTCGATGCCCACGTCGAGCCGGTGCCGTCGAAGGCATTGGCCGCAACGTAGCTGGCGTTGAACTCGCTGTCGGCGCTGGCCGTGCCGCCAGTGATGCGGGCGCCACCAACGGTCTCGTACAGGTACAGCTCGGTGATGTCGGTCTCGACCGAGTTCTGCGCCGCCGTGATGTACAGCCGCCAGTAGCGGTGCGCGGCCATTACGTCACCGTCAGGTCATCAATCCAGTAGTTGCTGGCGGTGCCAACGCCATCCCACCAGAGCATCCAGAGTTCGACCACGCCGGTCTCCAGCGGGGTCACGGTCAATCCTGCGGATTGCTCCCAGGTGTTCAGGGTCGACGGGTCGGTCGAGACCGTGGCGTCGACCTCGATGCCGGCCAGCGAGCCGCCGTAGATCAGCAGCGCGCCCTTCATGGTGGTCACGTCGCGCCGGCTCCAGACCTTGAAAGTCTTGGTGACGTTCGCCTGGAGCAGGTAGCGGCCCAGCGAGAAGCGCACCGGGTAGCCGCTGTGGCGCGCGGTCGAGAACAGGTTGCACTTCCACGCCAGGCCGGACGCGGTGTGGCGCTGGACGAGGTCGGTGCGGATCGTGCCCTCGGCGAAGTAGACGCGGTGGTCGAAAGCGTCGCCGCCGTGCTTGTGCGAGTACACCATCGAGTCGGAATAGCCGCCGTTCATCGACGCCGTGTTGACGAAGTTCGCCTCGGTGGTGCTGCCGTTGACGAAGCAGATCGGGTTGGCGTCGGACTGGCCGGTCGAGACCGACTGCGCATTGCCCGAGGTGGCGTAGTTGTAGACGATGGCGTCGTAGATGTTATACGCATACGAGCCGATGCCGGTCTGCCAGTTGTTGCGCGCTACCACGTAGCTGACGCGGGTCTTGTACCTGGCGAGCTGCACGCCGACGCCGACCGAGCCGGTGCCGCCGCTCGACCCCTGGATCGCCTTGCCGTACATGGCCGCGCTGTTCGCCGAGGTGACGCCCGAGTTCGAGTTGTTGAAGCCGTGGATGCCGTTGAAGGTCCACAGCCCCTGCGTGCTGCCGAAGTCGAAGCCGTAGCTGCTGTTGTTGGCGTGGCAGTGGCTGATCGTGCCCGAGCCGGACGTGCCGACGATGGCCGAGTTATAGCGCACCGCGTTGAAGTGGTCGAGAGCGATGAACTTGAACGAGCCGATGTTGATGCCGTTGCAGTTGCCGTTGACCCCATCCCACCAGGTCTCGGCATTGAGCACGCTCATGTCGGTGCGGTCCCAGCCGCCGCTGTAGGTGATCGGCAGGCCTGCGCTGCCGCTTTTCCTGACGTTGTTGGAGGACGAGAAGTTCGAGCCGAGCGGCCAGGGGTTGACCGGCTCGCGCTTGTAGGTCGCCACGGTCTCGCTCGCGCCATGGTAGCCGCGCAGTTGGGTGAACGAATCGCTTGGGTAATTGTCGAGCGTGAGCGTGGCGCCGCTGATGCCGGTGATGCCGAACCAGCTGTCCTCCAGCTCGTTGGCGATGCAGGTCCAGACCACGGTGCCGTCGGTGACGGTCTTGCCCCATGCCGCCGGCCAGCTTGGCTCGGTGGCGCCCGAGGTGCCTGCGGTCGTGACCTGGTAGGCGAAGCCGTTGCGGTTGACCTGGGTCGGGCGGCGCCGGTCGTTCAGGCTGTAGGCGGTGGTCGCGGTCCACGACAGGTTGTGCACCTTGCCGATCAGCGAGCGGTGCGTGATCGAGGCCGGGTCCGAGCTGGCCTTGCAGGCCACGATGTTGTCGAGCAGGAAGGTGGCGGTGCCGGGGTCCACGTCCGCATACAGCGCGACCGATTGCACGTTCGACGGCAGCGCCGCGCCGGTATCGAACACCAGCGGCAGCCAGCGGCCTGCCCACGAGTAGAAGTCCGGCAGGACGAACGACTGGATGACGGTGTCGCCGGTGGTGTCGCTGCACAGGCACAGGCGGAACTGGCCGCTGTTGAAGCTGTTGTTGCACTGGAACCAGAAGCTGACCTGCTGGTAGCTTGAGAGGTCCAGCAGGCCGGTCGCCTTGTACGCCATCTTGCCGGTGGTGAAGGCGGCGGCGACGGCGATCTGCGCATAGCCGGTGCCCTGGCGGCGGATGGTGCCGGTCTGCGCGGTGGCCGTGACGTTGGTCGCGCCGGTCCAGACAGCGTCACAGTTGTCGATGGTGGCGTTCACCGCCGAGGCCAGCGTGAGGGTAGAGCTATTCTGTGTCCACGTCGCGTTGCCGACCAGCGTCGGGTCCGGCGTAGCGCGGATGCGGATGATGTCGCCGGGGGCGGTGCGCGCAGCGGTCGCGCCATTCTCGACGGAACGCCAGCGTTGTGCGAACGAGGTGCCGGTGCCGTCCATGCGACCAGGGACCAGCATGTAGACGTAATGCCAGTACGGGTCGGCCGGGTAGCCAATTGGCAGCGGGCCGCTAGGTGGCGTGAACGCCCCGGCGTAGCGCGCCATGCCCTTGGTCAGGCGCGCGTCCTGGATATAGCCGGGGAAGTTCCTCTGGCCCGAGTTATCGCCGCCGACGAACATGTTGATGGTCGTCGAGAACAGCGACACCAGCGCCTCGGCGACCGAGGCCACGACCACGCCGTCGATGTACAGGCGCGCCGTGGTGCCATCGCGGTCGAACGCGATGTGATACCACTGGTTCAGGGTCGGGGTCCAGTTATAGGTCAACGTGCCGGCGGCGGCGGTGCCACTGGTCGACCACTGGTACTGGAGCTGGCCCGAGGCGTTCATGCCGACCTGCCACACGCGATTGGAAGCAGAGGTGGTGTTCCACTGCCCCATGATCGGTTCTTCCTTGGCCGCGTTGTGGCTGGTGAAGTAGACCCAGGCCTCGGCGGTGAACTTGAACGCGCCGACCTGCATGCCGTTGGCGGTCTGGTTCGCAAAGCTCATGTACGAGCCGGTGCCGGCCGCCGTCGAGATCGAACGGCCGCCGTACTTGCCGACCGCCACGGACGAGATCGTGTTGTGGGCGGGGACGCGACCGTAGATCGAGAAGTCCGAGCCTAGGTCATCGCCGCCCTCGGGGTCCAGGTAAAACGTGGTCATTACTCACCGACCGCATACTGGATCGCCAGCCACATGTCGTGCAGGGTTTGCAGGCGGCCCAGCAGCGCATCGTAGTCGTCGCCAGCCAGCTCGAACGCCGCGCTCACGTCGGCATCCAGCAGCTCGCTGTTCGCCAGGCGCTGGACGAGCCAGTACGCCAGGCGGGCGGTGTCGCTGCCGAACGTCGGCCGGTAGGCCGCGCGAAAGCGCATGGCCACGCCGGCGGCGTCCTGGTACTTGAGCGAGAACGTGCCGTCCCGCAGCATGTCACGCATCTCGCCGTCGGCGGCAATCGCGTTGAGCATGTCGGTGCGGGCGGTGGCGAGCGCCACAATCTCGGCCTCGTCCGGCAGGTGGTCAAACTCGAACTGCATGCCGGATTCGACGCCGTCGTCGGACAGCACGACGAGCACCATCCAGTGGCCGAAGCTTTCCTCGACGCTCGCCGTACGCTGGTACGAGTACATGGCGTTACAGGCCCGACGACGAGTTCAGGACATCGTGGGTG